GGGAACGAGGCGTTCCTCCAAGCTGGCGGCTGTAGCTTTGAGATGCACAGTGCCACCGTTCAGGCCTCAAAATCGACAGCTCCCTGACGCCGCCGATCATCTCGCCAATAGGCCGTTCCTGTGCCAAGATGAGGGCAGAGGGGTGAGACGATAGCGTCGCTCGACGGCAACATTTTCCCAGCAGTGTGATCCGCCTCATGGAAGCATTCGAAACGGTGATCAGTGAAATCCTGTGGAGGGACGGCTACTGGGTGCAACCCCGCCTGAAAGTGGACCTGACACGAGAGGACAAGGTCGCTATAGGACGCCCGACGTCCCCGAGGTGGGAGATCGATGTCGTCGGTTACCGGGGTCGGTCGAATGAGTTGCTGCTGGTCGAGTGCAAGAGCTATCTCGACTGGACCGGAGTCACTTACCGAGCCGTTTTCGGAACGGATCCTAAGTTTTCCGGACGATTCAAGCTCTTCAACGACGAGCAACTCCGCCAGGTAGTTGTCGCCCGCCTGTGCCAGCAGCTTCGAGAGTCAGGGCTTGTTAGCGAGAGTCCGCAAGTGAAAATTGCGCTGGCGTGCGGGAAGATTGCCAGTGAACCTGACCGACATAGGATTCAAGACCACTTCGCCGATATGGGGTGGCTGCTATGGGACGGGCACTGGCTGAAAGAGAAGCTGCGCGACATGTCCGCCGGCAGCTATGAGAACAGCCCCGTTGCCATGGTCGCGAAACTTCTGCTCCGAGACTGATCTCATCTCGTTCCATCACGTAATCTTATAGATCCGACCGCGAGTGTCGTCCTTCACCGAAGTGATGGTAAGGCCAAGCTTCTTCTTCAGCGCGCCGGCCATCGCGCCCCGGACCGTGTGAGCCAACCAGCCGGTGGCCTCGACGATCTCGGGGATGGTGGCGCCCTGAGGCCGGCGCAGCAGGTCGATCAGCAGCGCCTGCTTGGTGCCGGTGCGGATCTTGGCCGGCGTGGCGTCTGTCGCGGCTGTGGGCCCGGCCTTCGGGGCCGGGGGCGCCTTGGACGCCTTCCGCTTCCGAGCCGCCTGTGCAGGCGCCTTTGGGGCTTCTTCGGGGAAGATGCTGAGGGCGGCAAGTCCAGCCGCCGTGATGATCAGGGTCACGCCGTGTCCATCCCCGGTCTGCCGCCAAACCGGCTCCCCGCGCTTGGCATCGACTTCCTTGATCAGGCATTTGGCAAGCAAGCTATCGACGACCTTGATCGCCGCGCCGCCCTTCAGCCGGTCCGGCAGCGGTAGGACGCGGCCGTTGTCGCGCTTGCAGGCGGCATTCAGGATCACGAGCTGGATGTCGGAGAGCTTGGTCATGGGGCGGTCCCTTTCGGTTGCCAGGACCGCGCCAATCGCGACCCAGCTACTGCCGCGAGCCCCGTCGCATCATCCGATCGGGGCACCAGCACGCTGGTGGCGGCATGAATGCTTCATCGCGCACGGAAGCCAACTCGAATGATGCGCAATCAGATTGCTTTCTCCGGGCGCGGGTGATCATCGAATGATCGGCATCTGGATGAAGGTTGGATCAGGATTTGTCCGATGCCCGGCCCACCCCGCAAACCCAGCCATCTCAAGCTGATCACCGGCAACCCCGGCAAGCGCCCGCTCAATAAGAACGAACCGAAGCCCGCCGCAGGCGTTCCGCCCGTGCCGGCTCACCTCTCAGACGAAGCCAAAGCTGAGTGGACCCGGATCGCGACTGACTTGAACGCCATCGGTCTGCTCACCCACGTCGATCGCGCGGCGCTGGCGGCCTACTGCCAGGCCTGGGCGGACTGGGTCGAGGCGGAGGAGCAGCTACGCCGCTACGGCAAGATGGTGAAGTCGCCGGTGAGGACCGCGACGCGACGTTCCGGCGGCGCGGAGGTAACCGAGACCAGCGGCGGCTTTCCGATGCAGTCGCCGTTCTTGCCGATCCGCAATCGTGCGCTCGAGATCATGCACAAATTCCTCACCGAGTTTGGCATGACCCCGGCGTCGCGTAGCAGGATTGCAGTCACGCATGCCGCCGACACAGAAGACAAGGCGCAGGCCTATTTTGCCCGGTAACGGATCATCAGATCTGTTGACTGTGGCGGTCGGACACAGGCAACTCTCGCCTTCGACGGCTGGTTTGCGCCCATCCAAGACGTTTAGGATGCAGTCAGTGCGTTGCCCACTAGACATGCCTCTCTCGCCCTTCTGATCGCAATGAGGGCGTCGTCCTCTAAGCGGGCAAACGTGGTGCTGATCCGCGCGCCGTCTAGCTCTTCTGCCCACAAGTCTTTGAACCCCTGCGGCGTCGACTTCCTTTCTGCGCGCTCCTTGACGTAAATCCCTTGCCTGAGGAATTTGAGGATGGCGTTGAACGGATCTTTGTTCCGGTCGAATTCGATAAGAAGGCTCCTCACCTCCATTTCGCATTCCTCGACGCGATCGAGGTCAAAGAGGCCTCTTCTCAACGCACGGACCGCATTCGCGTATCGGCCGATGACATCGATAGCCCGCTGAAAAAGTGCTAAATTGCGAGATACTTCGGACTTCAATACGTCGAATTGGGCCTTCTCGCGCTCGAGCTCGATGCTCAACGTGCTCTTTTTTTCCTCGAGCTGGCCGCTTAGTGCTGCCTTTTTGTCCTCCAGATCTTGGAGGTATTTGCGTTGGACTGCCGCTAAGTCACGTTGTGCCAGCCAGTTGATTATGGCCACGCCGCCACCCACCAGAGCTGCGGTCACGGTTCCCACCGCGGCCAAGAGCTGAGGCATAATGGCGGCAAGTTTGGTCTTCTCACCGGTATCGAGCAGGCCACCGCTGTAATGTAAGAACAGGCTAGTGCCCCCGTAGAAGACTCCTGCAGCGACCAGGCAGAGGATAAGGAGGCCGAATAGAACCCTCATGGGAGTCCCATGCATCGCCCTTTGACGCAGATACAATGTGCGTCGTCGCCGCAATCTTTGACGCATGGCTGGCCCTCGACTGCACAGGGGCCGACAGTTAGAGCGACGCTCTGCGGAATCCACTTGAATCCGAGGGTGAACTCGCCGCGAGCGACGCATGCGTCGTAAGTGATGTCGGTGACCTGGACGACCCGCGCGGCCCCGAAATTGGATCTGGTTGGGTCTGGGATCGCAAAGATTCCCGTTCCCAGCTCTCCCACCTTTGCATTGGCAAGGTGCCCAGGGCTGGTCTGATTGGCGACGTCCACCATCGTATTTCTCCTCGTTCGCCCGTACCCCTTTTAATATGAAGATCAGGCAAGCTGCCGGTCAATGGCTGGGCCGAGTGAGCTTTTAAGATGCGGACGTGATCCCGGACGTGTTCGAACGCATCGAACGGTTGGAGAAACCGACCCGGCAGGTCGTCGGAGCGATCTCATGGCTGCCGAAGCCGGCCGCACAGCCCCATCCGAGGTCCGCCCAAGTCAGTATACTGCCAGCGTGTGGACGGCCCTCTAATGGTCACAGCCAGAATTTAGGAAGTAGGGCGGGCGCTCCGCGGACCTCAACCCGATCGGCCAAGCAATGCTCCCATCCCGACAGTCGCGGCGACGGTCTTCGTCACCTGACGACCCGGTCACCACTTACGCGCGCGACGTTGCGGCCGGGCGAGTGGTTCATGGGCCGCACGTCCGGAACGCCTGCCACCGCCACCTGCTGGACATGGCGGAGGGACCGAAGCGCGGCCTGACCTGGGACGTCACCGCGGCGACACGGGCAATCCAGTTCTTCCCGGATGTACTGCGCCTGAACGGTGGCCAGTTCGAAGGCCGGCCGTTCGAACTGCATCCGTCGCAGGCCTTCCGCATCGGCTCCCTGTTCGGCTGGAAGCGCGCCGATGGCACGCGCCGCTTCCGCCGCTTCTACGACGAGGAAGGCAAGGGCAACGGCAAGTCGCCCATGTTGGCTGGCATCGGTCTCTACTGCCTGCTGGCGGACAGCGAGGCCCGCGCCGAGGTCTATGCCGCCGGCTCGAAGAAGGACCAGGCCATGGTCCTGTTCCGCGACGCGGTGGCCATGGTCGATCAGTCCCCAGCCCTGGCGGCGCGCCTGACCAAGTCCGGCGGCAACCCGGTGTGGAACCTGGCCGATCTGCGGTCCGGCTCGTTCTTCCGGCCGATCTCCTCGGACGAAGGGCAATCCGGCCCACGGCCGAGCGCGGCGCTGTGCGACGAAGTGCACGAGCATCGCGATGCCAGGACGATCGAACTGCTGGAACGTGGCTTCAAGTTCCGCCGCCAGCCCATGCTGTGCATGGCGACCAATAGCGGCTCCGACCGCAACACCGTCTGCTGGCAGGAACACGAACACGCGGTCCGTGTCGCCGCGGGCACCCGCACGCCGGATGAAGCCTTCTCCTTCGTCGGCGAGGTAATCGACGACGAGACGTTCGCTTTCGTCTGCTCCCTGGACCCCGGTGACGACCCGCTGGAGGACCCATCCTGCTGGGTAAAGGCCAACCCGCTGCTCGGGGTCACCGTGACGGAGGACTACCTCGCCGGGGTGGTGCGCCAGGCCAAGGCGATCCCCGGCCGGCTGAACAACATCCTGCGGCTGCATTTCTGCGTCTGGACCGACGCCGAGGAAGCCTGGATGAGCCGGGCGGCGCTGGAAGCCGTGCTGGACGATTTTTACCCCTCGGAGCACGAGGGGGCAGATATCTGGCTCGGGGCCGATCTCTCCGGTAGCCAGGACCTCACGGCCGTCGCCGCCGTGGTGCAGACCGGCATGGTCGATATCCGCCGCGATGATGGCACCTTGGTCCGGCTGCCGACCTACGACGCCTGGGTGGAAGCCTGGACACCCAAGGACACGCTGGCGGAGCGGGCCCTGCGCGACCAGGCGCCCTACGATGTCTGGGTGGCGGATGGCTGGCTGCACGCGGAGAGCGGCAAGACCATCCGGCTCGATTTCGTGGCGGCGCGCATCGCCGAGATTTCTGCCGATTACCGTGTGCGCATGCTGGCCTACGACCGCTACTCGTACCGCCGGCTGGAGGACGAACTCGACGGCCTGGGCCTGACCCTGGAGCAGGTCGAACACCCGCAGGGTGGCCGACGACGGGCCAAGCCGTCCGATGAGGCCATCGCAGAAGCACGGCAGCTCGGCGAGCCCGCGCCGCAGGGGCTGTGGATGCCCGGTTCGCTGCTGGAACTGGAGAACCTCATCCTGGAGCGGCGTATCCGCATCCGGCGCAGCCCGGTGGTGATCTCCGCCATCATGTCGGCGGCGATCGAGCGGGATCCCTTCGACAATCGCTGGTTCAGCAAGCGCCGGGCCGTGAACCGGATCGACCCACTGGTCGCGCTGGCCATGGCGGTCGGGGCGGCCACCGGCGGCGCTGGTGCGGCGGCTGAGATGGTATCCATTTGGGACAGGCCAGAATTGTGGGAATCTTCTCCACCCTCTTCGGCCTGAACACGGGTCCGGTACGTGCCCGCGTGGAGCCGCGCATCGTCAATGCATCTCCCGAGAACCCCTCCACCAGCCTGGCAAATCCTACCGACTGGTTGGTCGATTGGGCGAGTGGTGGGTCTTCGTCCTTTGGCCCTCCGGTGTCCGAGCGGACCGCCATGGCCTGCTCTGCGGTGTATCGCTGCGTCGCCATCTGCGCCGGCCTCATCGCCGAACTGCCGTTGAAAATCTATCGCCGCACACCGGATGGCCGCGAGGAGGCGGCCAAACACCGGCTGGCGCCGCTGTTCCGGGTCGCGCCCTACCCCGGCCGTGCCACGACGGCGTTCAGCTGGCGGGAATCCTGGGTGGTGAACGAGATGCTGTGGGGCAACCACTACAGCATCATCCGGCGTGACGGCGCAGCCCGCGTGGTGGGATTCGAGCCCGTGCTGCCGTGGAACGTCGAAGTGTTCCGCCGCGGCGGGAAAAATCTTTATCGCTGCGTCACCTGGGGCGAGGCGCTGGCCGCCGCCG